AAAATTTAATATAGCTCCTGTTGTATCTATTACAATAGGCTTTGAAATATTTGTACCAGTATCATGTTCTATAATACCTTGCTTAGTAGAGCTTTTAACAAACCAATAAATTTTATCATTTTCTTCATCAGCTATTTTACCAATACATTTTGCATTATTGCCAAATTTTGATTCTTCTGATAAATCTGTTAGTAATTTAGTACCTCGAATATTTTGAACTGTACCAGCATCTGATTCATTCGTTGATGATACCTGGATATTTTGCGCATCTGTATACTCACCATCAGGAATTAATCTCTCATCGAGGTCCTTATTCATTTTTCCGCGTAGGAAAACCTTTTTTATTTCCGGCATTTAATTAATGTTTAATCTGCTTAGACTTACCTCTCATTACTTGAGTAAGCTCTTTTAATTTAAGGTTGGATAATCTTAGTTTAGCATTACGCATTGCTGCTCTTCTGTCTTTTCTAAACCTATTTACTATGTATTCTGGTATATTTGCTTTTGTAGATAAAATAGCGTGTGCTATGTATTTATATATTGCTTCTTCTGCAAGTTTGTGTATTTGCATTTCATTATCAGTACCAAGACCATCAGATATATATCTTAATGTTATAATTTTCCCCGCTAAATTGCTACTAAAACCAAACTGGCCGTTTGCTTCGTCAATTATAAATACTCCGTTTAATTGTGTAGTTTCTGGATCAATACCAAATCTTTTTCCTTCACCAATCATTGCATTTCTATCATTATCTGAATAAAAATAATCATCGTTTAAATCTGTATTTGGTACATTTTTAAATCTTTCTGAAGTAATTGAGGTTGATGTTAATATAGATTCATCATTATCATATAAATATTCAGCTGTGTCATCTTGTAATATCGGTTGGCTTGGTCTTGATGTTATTTGGGATGGGTATATTATTCTTTCAAGCCCGTCACCATCAATCCAAGCTAATTGAACGTAATTAACGTAATCTTGAGGCATTGGTATTGTAAGAGATGCCCCAACTTCTACTTCTTGTATTTTTTCAATTCTTGATATATCATAACTAAATTCCTGAATTGCTCTTTTAGCATGAAATAAAACATCAGATCTACTTGCAATATTAATTATTTTACCATTACCAATATAAGACACTATAAAGTTGTTTATAATATCATTTAAAGCAATATATCTGTATGATCCATGCTTTATGTTTTTAAGCTTAATTTGTATAGCTGTCCCGTTTGCTGGTGCTGATGAAAATGTTACAACACCTGTGCTTGAATTGTAAGTATATTGATCATCATCAATTTCATTTCCTCCTTGATATACTATAAATTCACTTTCTGCAGATGGCAATGGGTCAAATGTAACAGTAAAATTAACTGTAGAACCATCACCAGTAAAATTATTTGCTACTGTGTAGTATTCTTTAGCTGTTTGTGTTATTAGTCCCATTTATTAAGATTTTTCTTGTGTTATTTTTTTAGTTTCTTTTGCATCTGCTAATTGAGCTATATTAGGGTCTTTAATACTGACGCCTGTATATAATAATATTTTTAACACAACATTCGTTTCTTCAGAAGGATGCAATTCAAAATTTTGTGATTGTCCTGCGTTATATAAAGCTGTACCATCTACCATAGTATAACCCCACTCAGGCGCTGACGGCTTTCTAGTATATGTACATGTAATTCCTGATATAATTGATACAGGATATACTTTTATATTCCATTGCAATGAAGTATTAGCTATACTCTGTATGTATACTGGATTGTTTGTTGTTGGATTAGTTAATTTAGAACTAGTATATTCATTTAATGTTTTTTTATCAACTTTTTCTAATTCTATATTATTATATGTTAATGTCCCCAATTTATGTAAATCAGAAGGGATTTGGAAAGAGTCTGTTGAATAAACAAGAGTAGCCTCTTTTTTAAATTTACTCAGTTTTTCATCAGTTATTTTATATAAATCAGCATATTCAGTATCATTAGGCGCTAATCTTTTGTATTGATTTAAATCAAAAAAATACTGCTCAAAAATTTCAGCCTGAGCTTGATTAGCAAAAAGATTGAACTCTTGCGGAGTCAAATATCCTCTATTTTCTTTGTTTATAATAGCAAGTACTTTTTGATAAACTGTATTTATATTAATCATTTTTTATTTTTTATTATAGTAATAGCCACGATTACAGTGGCCATCACTATAATCTGACTTTACTTAAGTCTTTTTTCTATTGATTTATATACTTCTAAACCTTCATCTGTTTTTAAGAAAGCTGTAAAGGCTGAGTAAGGATGCTCATCAAATGGTACTGTCATAATTTTTTTATTTGTTGACACCCATTTAAATGTTCTTTGATCATCAGATAATTTTAATATCCCTAATTCAGCTGCTTTAATAGCCATATTCCTAATATTAATATCATCATCATTTGCTAGTTCTAAGAACAGTTTAGGATCATTTTTAGCAAATAGTAATAAATCTCTTTTTATTTCTTTAGAAGTCATCTTAGATACCTCAGAACCAATGTTTGATCTTACTATTGCTTCTGCTTGATCAATATCCATTGATTTTGCTGCATTTAGTGCATCAATTTCAAGCTCTATAATATCTAATTCATCTTCTGCTTCTTGTTCTGCATCAAATTCAGCAAATACCCTTCCATTATCTGGGTGATATAATGACATTAATTTTTGCAGAGTTTGTTTTTCTTTAGGTACAATTAATACACCGTCTTCAAAAACTATATGACCAAGTCTTGCGTCGCCTTTAAATTCATCAACGAAACAAGTTTTTTGGTTTAAGGTATATTTTAATTCTCTTTCAAATCCTTTTTCTTTATCGAACCAAAATATGTTTTTACCTTTTATTGTATATGTAAGCGGGCTTTTCCCGTTTATTAGATAGTATGATCTATCTTTTATCTCCCATTTAGGGGCTGTTTTTGTTTTTGTTGCCATAATATAATAAGATTAAATAATAAAAAAATATAAGAAATCCCCGACCGAAGCCGGGGTAATTCTCATATTAAATAAGGATTAGTTTAATAACATAAAGTTATTAGCACCTTGTACTACTAAACATCTTTCAGATAAATAGTGTACCTCCATTGCGTCTAGATCAGATGTAGTCGCACCACCTACAGAACCTGTAGTCCAAGACTTCATTCTTCTATCGTCAGCTTGAGAAGCCCTATATCTAACGTGAAGGAATGGTCTTTTGATGTTCTTACCTAATGTTTGATCGTAAACAGTTGATGTTCCAGCAGGAGCTAATACACCTCTAATGTTAGTGAATGAACCACCTGTTGTAATATCATTTAAGTATTTCCAGTCAGTTTTGTAGAAGTCATAAGAACCTCTTCTGAAACCAGAGAAACCTAAATTAAGTGCCATATCTTCGCTGTTTGAGAAAACACCGTAAGATGTACCACCTGTACCATAAGAATTTTGAGCCGCTAGCATATCGTCAATGTTTAATGCAACATCTCTGTTTACAAATAACATGTTTTCTTCGATAGCACCTTGCGTATCTAATTTCTTAAGAATTTCATCGAAGTCAGCTAAATCTTCAGTTGCTGTGTTTCCATCAACACCTGCAGTTACGTGACCTCTATCTTCAATTGCTGCGAAAAGACCTTCAGTTCCACCAATTCCAGTTACACCAGCTGCGCCAGAACCTGACACTGCTAATTCGCCTTCTACCATTGACATTTCTAAGTAATCCTCGAATCTAGTTCTTGTATCACCTTCTGCCTTTAGGTACCATAGGTAACCTGATTGACCGTTTTCACCTGTAATTTCTACCCAACCAATTTGAGAAGCATCAGATCCTGAAACCTCATACTTATCTTTTAAAATAATTGGTTTGTTAGTAAACGACTTGAAAGATGGAGTTACCGCACCTGTCATACCTGTAGTAGCTTTTGCAAATTCTGAACCGATAACAAATAGTGTTACTGTTTCACCGTCTGTAAAAGTATTACCTGAAGTATTAAATGCTGCTGCACCGTATCTTTTAAGTGTTAAAGTTGTAGCACCTGAGTTAACAGCTGATACATATGCGTTATCAATTTTACCTGATGAAGCACCTTTAATTTTTACTGTTTGTCCTACTCTTACAGCGTGAGTACCTGATGCTGCAATTGTTACAACACCTGTTGCAATTACAATAGTACCTGTATACTTTAAGTGTAGTCTACCTTGCTCTGACCATACTACTTGATCTGAAGACATAGGCATTTCAGCACCCACCATTCTTAAGAAGCTAGCGATAGATCTGTCTCCATATCTTTCAACTTCTGCTTCGTATAACTCTGGTAAGTATTGCTGAGACCAGTCGTTTGAACCACCTGTAAATGATAGGTAGTTAGTCGACAAAGTTTGCTTTACTGGAGCTGGAACCGCGTTTAAATTGGATCCGCCAGTAGGAGTTATTACTGCCATTTTGTTTTATTTTTTTAAAGTTATTGTCTAAGTTTAATTTTTAACTTTGAACTATCATCACCAGTAATTGCTCTTATTTTTACACCCCCGGTTTCAACTGTGCCAGTTTTACGTGGATCCATATTTATATTTTTGGATTCAGCATCTAACTGTTTAATAGCATCAGCTTTACCTTGCTCGTAAAAATGATTTGCAATTGCATCTGCATTGTCTGCAACAAATAAGGCTTTATGATAACCAGCCGCATCTTGTAACATATTATCTTTACTGATATACTTATCTAATACTTTTAATATGTCGGACTGTCTATCTTTTACCTGTTGTGCGTCTTTAACGTTGAATCTATATTTTTTGTCAGCAACTTTAAATTCAAAACCTTTGAATTCTTCATTGAAAACTTTATTAGACTCGGTGTTAAAATGCTCAACTTGTCTTTCTTGTAGCTTTTGCTGTTCTGATTGCTCAGAGTTGTAAGTATTGAAAAACTCAATAGCTTTTTGTTGATCGCTGGTTAACTTAGAACCCAACTTGACTTCCTCGTAGTATTTGCCCTTTAATCCTTCCAAATAGCTTTTAGCTTTTGCAATTTCTTCTTTATAAGCGAGTTTTTTACGCTTAATATCTTTTGGTTCATCAACTTCTTCATCTACACTAAAATTATCTTCAATTAAAAAATCAATTTCATCTTTTGTAAGATGTGATTTAGTTTGATTATAATATTGATATAATAAAGTTGAATCGTCTATGTTAGAATAATCTTGATTAATTTTTACATAATCTTCTAACGTTCCTCCAGTTTCATTCATAAAGTCTACAACTTTTTGAATGTTTTCTGGTAATTCTGTTGCTGTATCTTGTGCTGTTTGTACAGCTTCTTCTATTTCTTCCTTAAGTTCCTCTACTGGATCTTCAAGCTTAGGCTCTTCTTTTATTCCCGACTCTTCTTCTTCTATAACTTCTTCTAAAGTTAATTGCTCTTCTTGCTGTACTTCTTGCAATTCCACGTCGGCTTCTTGCCCATCTTTTTCATCCGTGCTGCTTCCGCGTAACACGCTTTCATCTGTGCTTTGTTCTTGAACGGCATCTGTTTCTGTTTTTGGTGGTTTACTTAAATCCACTTTATAAACACCATCTTCTAAAGATGTTTGTTTACCAGCATCCTCAAGTACTTTTTCTTCCTTTTCGGCTGCTGTCGGTGTTTCGTCTACAACGACGTCTTTATTTTCTTCCATGATATAATATTATAAAAATGTTTGCAGTTTTTTTATCTAGGCTCAAACTGCTCTAAGCCAAATCCACCCAAAGTATCAAATCCTGCAGATTCAAACTTTTTAGGTGGTTTATTATTTTTTCTTTGATCTATTAATTCAGATTGTTGAGAAGCTTGTATTTTTGTTCTTTGATCTTTCCTATCTTCTTTAAACTTCTCTTTATCTTTAATTACATTTAAATCAGCGTCTTTAAGCTGCATATTCATTTCAAACTCTTTTTGCATTAGCATCATTTTTATTTCAGCTTCTTTTTCTAATTTTTGTGTGTCTAATTGAGCTTCAATTTGTGCCAATTGAGCTTTACTTTGTGTTATAGCTTGTTGTTTTTGAACATCTGCTTGCGCAGCTGCTTGCGCAGCTTGTGCATTAGATTGTGTTTGCATTTGAATATTTTCTTGTTGTATTTGTCTATCCTGCTCAAATTTTTGTTTTCTCCTTAATTTTAATAATTGATTAGCAAGCTTTAAATTTCTTATTTCTCTAATATCAATAGCATCTTCTAAATTAATTTGTTCTTTTTGAAGAGACATTTGTATATTGTTTTCAAGTAATTGTTTTTCTTCTTCATCTGGCGCTAATTCTAAAAATATACCAAAATCATGCAGCTGTAATTTTTTCATATCTTCTAATGCACCTACATTAGATTTTCCTATAGCCTGTATAAATGATTTACGTGTTGGGCTATATTCTAATACATCTGATATTCTAAGCGATATTGCTTCAGCTGTTTTTAATGTAAGATATAACCCACCTTGCAATATGTGTCTTGTTGCTGTATTTGAATTTGCAGCAGCAATTTTTTGTAATCCTACTAATGCGTTTTTATCTGGTGTTGAACCATCTCTTGCTTCATTTAGCCCTGTTACATCACGTAACATTTGTAAATAATAATTATATGAATTTATTAAACTAGATATTTTAGCATTTGCTCCAGAAGATTGTAATTCTTGTACCGGAACTTTTCCGTTATTAAATTCACCGTCTTGTGTCATTGATCTACCAATAACTGATCCTGTTTGAAAATACATATTCAGTGCTTCTTGCGCATTGTAATTTGTGCCATTACCCAAATCAATTTCAGCAATACCATCAGCATCTAAATATACACCGTCTGGTACCATTCTTGATAATACCTGTTGTAACTTTAAATGAGTTATTTGAATCATATCAGCAAATGTTGTCATTCTACTAACAAGCGACTCAACTTTACCTTTATATATTCTCGGTGCAACTATATTATAACTAAACTGTGCTTTAACTGTATTTGACTTTGGTCTTGTCATGTTTTCAGCTAACTGCCATTTTAGTAATTTATTAGTACCAATGATTTTTGCGCCTTCATATATTACTTCAATAGTCCTTGATGATTTTTCAAATCTTGATCTTGAATCTTTTGGCGGGTCAAAAGTATCGTCTTTTTTAATTGCTTTCGATGCACCCGTTGACGTTTCTTTTATTTTATGCACATCATCTCTATATGTTTTATACTCAAAATATAATACATAAGCATATGCGTCATCTTCATTATCTTTACCAGCGTATGATTTGTTGTATAGTTTAACATTGGTTCCTTGCCCCTCTACATCTTTTCTTATATCTTCTTCTGTTAAATGTGGAAATTGTTTTTTTAAATCAACTACAGATACTCTTCTTATTTCACCCACATAATATATATCATCAAAATGAGGTGATTCTGTATAAGAATAAACCAAATCAGCTGGATCAACATATTTTATATTTATCCCTTCTGAAGTTGTGTATTCATTTTTAACAGCCCCTATACCTAAAACAGTTATATCATAATCTAATCTTTTCTTTATTAATTCATATTTATTATGATCAAATACATTATTTATAGCTTCTTCTTCTGCAATTTCAATTGAATCTTTATAATCTAGTTGCATATGCAATTGCACTTCCTCTTCTGTTTCTGGTAAAGTATTTCTATCTGTTTTAAATATATCAATTCCAGTTTCTTTTTTTACAGAATCTTTATATTCTCTAGTAAACATGTCTTCTAGTAAGTTTTGAACATGCTTTGTTCTTTTTTGTACTGAAGCGGGGTCCTGTGAATATGCTTTTATATCATATGTTCTTTCTGCAATACCATTTACAACTATATCTACAAATTTTGGTATGATAGGTACTGGTTTCCAATCTAAGTTTAAATATGATAAATCACCGTTTACAGATAATTCGTCTTTATATTTTTGTATTGATTGTTCACCCCTAGCATATAATTTTAAACGGTGAAAATTGTCTCTGTTAGCATAATACCTAGCTGTACCAGAGTCTCTTTTAAACCATTCTGATTCAACTGCTTTTGCAACTTCTAAACCATACTTTTCACTTGCTTTCTCAGCATTTGAAACTGCTTGGCTTGGGAATATGCCTTTTGGTAATAAATCCATCTATTTTATTATTTTTGAAATACTTCCTTTGTTATCATATTTTTTGAAACCAAAATCTAAAACTTTTGTTTGTCTTAATTGTTTTGGCTGGTATAAGTGTCTATTGCATGCCATAATTGCAAGCCCTGAGCTTATTGCGGCATCGTGCTTGGTTCTATTATTTATATTAAATTTAGACCAATCATTCAGTGTTGCATTGAAATATATGTTTCCATAGCTTCCATCTTCTTGTAATCCTACAAATTTATCTATATAAGATTCAATAGCCGCAGCGTGAATTTGTTTTATATCTTCAGATGTATTAGGTATACCACCTATTTCTTTTTCAGCTGTAGATAATTTATTTCTTGTTTTATCTGGCCTATTCATAGAATATCCTCGATACCCTCTTCGTTTTAAATAATACAACAATCTTGGTTTGTTATTTTCTGCAAGAAGTGGCATCCCATAAAATACTAATGCCATAAGTACATCTTCAAAAAATATTTCAGCGGTTTGAGGTCTTGCAATATATTCTAAAAAGAATGAATTGATTGGTGCATCTTCCATACTAAATTTAGTTAATCCATGTAATGCACCTTTTGAACCTCTTCCATCAGTTGTACCTGATATATCATAAGAGTCACATCCAAATGCCCCTATATGTTCGTTTCCTGGATACTTGCCCCCATTTTTAGTTATTACATGGTTTTGCAAATTTAAACTAGGAATCCAAGATATATTAAACCTTCCATTTAAATCAGGCATAAAAATTACTCTTGAATCTTTAATACCATTTTCCCATTGGAAGTTTCCTTTTGTTACAGCCCCTGATGTTAATACACCGTCGTTGTAATCTATTTGTTCATATATTTTTTGTAAATTAAATATACTGTTTTTTGTTTCATCTCTGAACGCATGTTCTTCTGTACGCGGGAACTGTCTATAAAATTCATTTAATCCATCTTGATCATTTCTTAATCCATCTGCTTCATTCTCCCAGTGTTCTATTATGCCAATGTCGATTTGATCACCATAGGGTCCCTCAACTGGAGTTCCGGGCGTATCGAATACAGGTATTCCATAAGAATCAATGAATCCTTCGTAGTTCCATTCCATAGGTATGAACAAACTATATAATCCCGAGCTAGTCTGTCCATTGCGGTTTCTTTTTGTAACGTCTGAGTCATAGTATAGTTTTTTGAAGTTATCTCCACCTTTATCTAAGGCATTAGAAGTAGACCCCATCATACATTTCCCTATTATCCTACTTCCTAGTCTCAGCGTTGTTTTAGTAACACGCCAGTTATTTAATATATTATCAGGTCTTTCCCATTTACCTGATTCATCGTGAACAAGTAATTTTAACTTTTCACCATCATAAGAGTTGTCCCCTGTGTTTTTCCAATCTATTGTTGTATCGAGCCCTTCGAGCGCGTCGGCGTTGGACTTGGTTGTACTGGTGATGGACTTTCTAGTGAGTTTGGAAGCGGGGACACGGTAGGCCAGCTCTGTCTTTGGCCTGTCCATTCCATCTTGTATTGGTTTGAAGAAAAATGGGTAGTGGGTTGATATGGGTACCACCTTGTCGGTAAACATCTTCTTTGCATCTGCACCAGTCTTCGATAAGATTCCGAATCTAGCATCGGAACTGATAGTAGCTTGGTTAACTGTTTCACTCGATGACATGAAGCTAAATCCAGACCGTCTATTCTTGAGGTAGCAAATTCCGTAGCATCTATTATCTGCCTTGCAAGCTTCCCAGAATATGAAGAATAATCTGTTTGCTTCTCTAAACTCTGGTCTCCCAACATCAATTTTGGACCACTGCAGGTAATTGTAATGAGAGCCAGTAATGTAAGTACTACGACCTTTGTTGCGAAACCAAAAGCCTTCTTCGCGTCTGGTAAATTCTCTATCAATGTATGCATGCCATGTTTCTTTAAATTCCGTTGGATATGTTTGCCAATCAAAAATTGTTTTTATATTTTTTAATTCAGCTGGATAATCTTCAGGCGTCCATTTATCATATTTGCTATACACATCTTTTTCTTCAGGCAACGCAATCTTTAGGCTTTGTATTTCATATATTTCACCTATCTTACCTGATTTACTTATAACAACTACATCATGCTCTTTGTTATATCCATACTTCCAAGCTTTCTTTTTATTTAATCTATGTATTGTTGTACGCTTAATAGGCTCAACAATTTTATATAAAGTTTGCTGATAACTCATTATTTTGATCGTTTTTCTGCAAATCCTTTAAAAGCTTCTTTATTTTCTTGTATAGGTTTATTATTTAATATAGCTTCTTCGGCTTGTATCCTGTTTAATATTTCAAACGCATCGAATATTGCTAACTTTTTTGTAGCTGCTGCATTTTTTAATCTATCAGCTGAAACGTCATCATCGGTTTCAACTATAGGTTCTTTTGCAACTTTAACAAGTTCATCAACTGCCCTATAGCCAGCTTGGATTATATTCGACTTCTTTTTCTTTATATCCATATTTAATTGAAATATCATTTAATTTTATTCTATACAATCTTTTACCGCCAACAATAAATTCAAATTCAGAATAAGGCGTAAAACCTATAACTTCATTTTTAGTTACAAAATCAGAACCATCTGTATAAACTACAATTCCTTTTAAGGGTTCTTCTTTTATTTCCCATTTATCATCAGCTTGTATTGGATTTACAAAACAGTAACCTGGCATTGCTATCCAATTATCATTTCTTTTATACATATATACCTGATCTAAATAACAAAAGTACATATTATTTTTAAAATAATTTCCACTATTTTTTTCTTCCCCTCTTACATCATAGTATCTTCTGAATATATTGTGATGTACTAATACTTCATCAGACTCGCGCAGAGGCGTTTTAAACGCGCCAGGAAGAGCTTTTACTATTGCTTCCTTACTTACGTACCTATAGTCACTAATTGACGTGTTTAAGATCAAATTTTTATCGGATACTTTTTTGGTATTTTTATAGCGGTTTTCTTTTGGTTTTATAATAAGTGCATATGGGTTATTCATAATCTAAATTATACTCTACACTTATTCCCATGTTTTTGTTAAAAGATTTCCAAAGTAACACTTCTTTATTCTTTTTAATATATATTTCGTAATCTGTATCTTTTTCTAATATATTTGTGATTACATGGTTACCATAAACTTCCTGACCAATTTGATAGTGCATTGCGTTATCCTTATAGTCTCTTCCTATACTAATTTTTCTTATTAGTTTCATTTGATTCAATTTTTTCTAGCTCACCTGTTTCAATGTTTATATTGCATTTTCCATATATTTCTTGTAAGCTAGATTTCATATTATTTAATTGTATTTCTAACTGTGAAAATTCATGGGCTAATTTATGACCATTTATAGTATTTAACCCAATTTCATTTTGTTTTGTAGATATTTTATCTACTAAAGCTTTTAAATTATCAAGCTCTTTTTTCTTTAATTTCATAAGTTATTGAATTTGATTTAATTATATTTTTTATATATTACGCATTATATGAATGGTTCAAATCCATTCGTTTTTTTTATTTTATAATTTTAAATCCCATACTTCGTGTGTATAAGGAGACGATGTTCCTACACGACCAAATAAAAGAATATGCGACATCTCATCATTAAGTTGCATAAATCTAATAGCCATATTGCCTATTATTGACGAAAAATCAAATACTGTCCCTGTTCCTCTAGAAGAAATATCATAAGCAGTTGATAAATCATATTGCGCTATTTTACCATTTTGATCACCACCGGCATAAAATTTAGTCCCATCGTGATTAAATTGGCACGACCTTGCCCTTGAACCTAAATCAGTTACTGCAAAACTTATGCTAGTTGCAGTACCACAGCCAGAACCCGACGATAAATCACCTGCTGTACTTAATGAAATAGCTTTTACAGTATCGTATTGTAAATATAAAGTATCTTCATTACGAGATAAAAATTGTGATGATGATGTTCTCTCACCACCACTTCTCGTACAAGTGTCTGTGTTAATTGAACCAGCTGTTGATATATCTCCTGCTGTACCTAATGGCTGCGAATAATAATTATTTGAATAATATGGGTCGTAAGAAATCCAATCTAAATCTTTATTTATTATAACACCTGTCATATAATTTGGCATTGTTGCGGTAGTTTGGTATGTTTTTTGAACAGTACCTATTGACGTAACATCAAATGCGGTACTGAAGTTATATTGATTAAACCAATGTTGACTGTTAGATAAATGTGTAGTTATTAGCCTTGTACCATCAGCGCTTATACACCCACCCCTTGGGTCACCTTGAGAACCTACTGTAAGTGTTTTTGAAGCATAAGACGTTGCATTAGATAAATCTCCGTCAAATATTCTTTCTTGCGATATTAATCTTTTACCTAAACTCATATTTTACTACATCTGCTTTTTTTGTTAATGCATTAATTGCCGCTTCGTGATCGTTATGACTTGCTAGTATTGCAGTTCTTTCATCTTCTACTTCTTGTGGTACATCTATATTTCTATTTAATTTTCTTATATAATACCAATCAGTTGTTAATAATAAACTATTTGTATGTTCTTGCAAATAATTTAATTTTTGTTCTTTCAGCTCGGTTAAAGTTTCTGACCAAGTTTTATCTGAAACATCTTTAGTAAAATTTTCACTTGCAGAATCAAAATATAAATCTCCAAGTTCTTGTATTCTTGAGTCATATTCAGGAATTACTACATCATAAAAACCATAAGACCTTAAGTCATCATCTGAAAGTAAATGAAATCCTCCAATAATATCTCCCCATGAAGATGGCAATGTATTATATGTTTTAATTTGTCCGTTTATATTTATTGCTTTCATATTATTAAGGTGTTGTATCGCTAGTGTAAGTTGCAATAGAATAATGATATATTTTAGCACCTGAACTATCATCGGTGCACACTATTTGAATTAAATTGTTTGCTGTGCCGTCATAATCTGTTGAACCTACTTTGTTAAATGTTGAACCTGTTTCACTGAATGTTATTGTATAATTTCCTGTTAATATTAAATCTACCACCTGCCCTTGAACGGCATTACTAAATGTAAATGTAGCTGCTGCGTTTGCAGTTGCAGTAAATGTACTAGCTGCGCTAAAGTCTAAGCTAAATGTACTTCCTGTGCCTAATGCACTTAATGCTGTATATCTATTTTCTAACATTGCAAATTCAACAGCGTCGTTTGCTATTGTAACCGCCCCTGCTGACATTGTTACATCTCCACTAATTGATAATGTAGAACCATCACCTAAAAGATTATACAACTCATTAGTATTGTCATTTATTTTATCAGCCCCGTTTCTTAGTGTATCACCAGTGCCGTCATTAGCCGCACTACCTATATTTATTGTTTGTTTTGCCATTACTTAATTATTAATATTGTGTTGCATCCATTGTTAATGCATTACTATCAAATGTTTTTAAAGAACTGTCTAATGTAAGCGGATAATCTGGTCCTACATCAATCCAACTTGTTCCATCATATGCTTCTAATTTTGTAGTTGTTGTATTAAATCTAATATAACCAGCTGAAGCTGTTCCAGGCCTCTGTGCAGTAGTTCCTGTTGGAATCTGCAAATAATCTGTAGCTTCTGTAAACTTCAGTAGCCCTTGTTCTATCTTAGTTTGTGCCATTGCTTAATTATATATTAAACCACCCTGTACCGTTGTGTATTTCAAGTTTAGCTGTTGTTGTATTAAATCTAATATTTCCCGCACTTGGAGAACTAGGTCTTTGAGCTGTTGTACCAGTCGGTATTTTTAAATAATCAGTTGCTTCTGTAAATTTTAATAAACCTTGTTCTATTTTTGTTTGCGCCATTATTAATTTATTTTAAATGCCATATATATATATTCGTAACCACTTGAATTTAAATTTATAGTTCCATTATAAGCATCAAATCCTGTTGATGTAAATTCTAATCCATAAACTGCGTTAGTTGCTTCTGCTGCTGAATCTTGTGCTTGTACGTATGGTGTATTATTAAGAGTGCCATCTCCTCTAACACTATCAATCATTATCCATCTACCTCCAGTAATATTATACATTTTTACCATTACAAAATCTGGTTGAAATCCCACATTTACGCTAACAGTACTTGAACTACCGCTATAACTTCCAATCTTGCTATAATTTGATACTGAATGGAAACAGTAGGCTATGTAATCGTTACCGCTTCCATTAACATTTACATCGTTACCGAGAGTTACTGTTGTAGATGATGGAGATGTACTATTCCACATATTTAAATTAGTTCCAGTAGCATTTGTTTGATTTAAAAATATTCTTTGTGTATTACCTAATGCAGAGTGATAAACAGTCCAATCATCAGCAGTATTCAATATTTTTACAATTACCATATCAGGAGCAGCTGATAATCCGTGACCGATAGTTGCTCCTGAAGTACCATTCCCTTCATATTTAACAATACTAAATCCTGCATTTGCATTTGCACTAACAAGTGAATCTACAGTACCTTCTGTGTTTATTGTCGGTTCGTTATCATCAGCTTTCCACGCCCAAGCAACGAAATCTCCTCCACTTGCATTTACTCCATTCGCACTTCCTACAGTAAACCCTCCTGCATCAAAAGAAGTTAACTGTGTTGAATCAACTGTATTTGCATTAGTATTATTTGATTGTAATAAATTATAAACACCTCTTGTTGAATCAAACCAATTTTGTCCCCTTACTGCATCTCTTTGTTTTATCCAAACTAAATTAGCTTGAAATCCTAAACCTTCAATACTTTGTGTTGCACCTGTACCAGTATAAGTTACTGTACTAAAACTTTTTGCTACTGTTGGTGCTTCTGTGTCAGGGTCTGCAGCAAATGCCATATAGATATATGTACCGCCTGAAGCATTAAATGCTGCGTTTGATGTTTTAACTTCAAATCCATTACTTAAAAAATCGTGTGGATATGCACTATAATCAGATTCAGCATTACTTCTATCTGCTTGTAAATTTAAATATCTTGGGTTTGTTAAATTTCTTTTATTATCCCAAATATACCAATTATATCCAGCTGTATCAGTTCTTTTAGTCATTAAAAACGCAGGTTCAAATCCTGTTTCTATTATATTACTTGTTGAACCATTACCTGTGTATGAGCCAATCTTTGAAAAGCCATCGACTGAATGGAAAGCATAAGCAACAGTATCTCCTCCGTAATATGAGTGATATTGTCCCCACGCTGTACCCATATTTATTACTGTACTACTTGGGGCTGTGGTATTCCAATATGCACTTGTAGCTCCCGAAAAAGCACCATTACTATCTAAAACAAGTTCTTTATTAGGATTATTTGGATATACTATATTTGAAGTGCTTCCAGATTGATCTAAAGAAAAGAAAAACACTAACTCTGGTGGGGCTGAAAGCCCGTGGCCAATAGTAAAAGCAGTTTGAGTTGTTACAGTCATATCGTACTTTATAATAGAAAACCCAGAATCTTGATTTGCTTGTACTGTAGTTGTAATACTTCCATCTGTATTGCTGCTTGTAGTTCCTCCGTTTGCTTTTAGACACCAAGCTACATAATCATCTCCATCTTTGTTAGCATCACCACCTGCACCAACAGTAAAACCACCTGTATCAAAAGATAATATATGGTCTGTTGCACTTACTTCTGCAATAGTTATATTAGGTCTAACTTGTTTTCCTGTACCTCTTGTTGAATCAGATATATTATGGTCGTATGCTTGTGTTCTTGTTTTGTACCAAACAAAATCAGGGGTAAAGTTTAATCCGTATTCGTAACTAACATTACTTGCACTACCATCGTATGCTCTCATATCATCATTTGCATTTCCTTCAAATCTATAAGAAGCTACAAGTGAGTTTTCATTATACAATGTAGTTACTTCACTTGCTGATAATGCTTTATCGAATAATCTTACTTGGTCTAATTTGCCTAAAAAAGGTCTAACTAATGAACCTAAATCATCCTCTTGCGCACCTATAACATTGTAATTATATCGTGATGCTCCTGAACCATTTTTAAAAGTACCATCCCAAGAAGCTGACGATATTTCAACAGAACCATTTAAATAAGCAATTATCCCATTTGTAGAATCCCCTGTTAAAGCAACGTGATGCCAAGTATTTTGAGTTATTGTTGTAGTTCCTGTGTTTTCTATATTTGTTGGTGAGGAATTTGCTACCCTGTATCTTAAAAAGCTATTTGTAGGTATCTCAATCCAAATATAAATTCCATCAAATAAAGTAATCATTCTTCTTTCTGTAGAACCTAAACTTCCTGTATTTGCAAAAAACCAAAAAGAAACAGAAAAAGCACCATTTGAACCTATACTATTTGTCGTGCTTTGAGGTAAAATAACTTTACTACTACTTCCATTAAAACTTGCTGCTTGACCATATCTTCCTGCTGCATATTGTATCGCAGTTCCAGTTCCATCATAGTTACCGCTTAAATCATCTTCATTGTTTTCAAATCTATAAGTAGCAAGACAAGAACTATCTCCAAGTACTTGTAGTGTATCTGTTGTATCTTCTGATAATGGGTCTAATGATTCTACTGTATCTACTGTTTCTGCATATAATGTTGAAACTTCTGATGATGATAATTCTTTATCAAATATTCTAAATTGGTCTAATTTACCCCAAAACTCACCACCTTGACTTGTAGTTGTTGTAGAGTTTCCTATAAAAGTTCCTGCTGTTGTTGCTGGTACTGCTTTATTAGATGAACCTTGCACATCTAAAGAACCATTAACATATATTTTCACATTATTTGTGCTTGCAGTTCCTTCTATTGTTATTCCAATATGATACCAAGTATTTGTGCTAAATGTACCTGCTGACGTACTTACCCCAGTTGAATACCCAGAATTTACACTTTGTACTCTCATAAAACCTGTATTGTGTATAAAACAATAAATTGCTTTTCCACCAGGTTGGCTACCTACTTGAAAAATATAATCTGCTGATACAGTGTTGTTATCACCATTCCAAAACATCCAAAAAGAAAAGCTAACAGAGTTTGATGCTTTTGTATTATAATCAGTCGTTATATAAGAAGAACCACTTTTATTAAATTGAGCACCTGCACCAAACTTACCTCCATTAATAGAATGAGAAGATTGACCATCACCCTCGTATAATACTACTCCAAAGTGTTCTGATGGTGTAATTCCTGTACTTGGGGGTTTAACTAATAATCTTTTATTAATTGCCATTAATCAATGTTTGGAAAATCATAACTTACAACCGCTTTCTTAGTTGTGAGTGCATTGATTTCTGTTTCTACTGTATCTAATTGCGTTAATAAACCTGCTCTAGCGTCTTGCACTTCTTGTGGTATATCAATATTTCTTTCAACTTTTCTAGTTACATACCAATCTGTAGCTGTAAGTTTACTATTAATTTGACCTTTAAAATTATCTATTTGCTTTGTTTTTAATTCCGCAAGTGTTTCACTCCACGTTTTATTTATTAAATCTTTTCTAAATACTGATGCTGTAGAATCAAAATATATTTCATCTAAGTCGTGAATTCTTGAATCATAAGTCTCATCTATGATTACATCAAATAATCCTGCATCTCTTAATTCATCCGCAGTCATTCCTCTTGCGTTTAAATGATACCCTGTTGAAGATCTAAATTGTTTTGGTACATCAGGGAATGTTGTAATTATTCCGTTGTTATTTACTGCTTTCATATTATACTGCTTCTTGACTTATTGTTGCCCACTGTTCAGTAGAGCCGTTAGTTGATACTACTTGTATTAAATTTGACACAGTACCATCATAGGTACCTGTAATTTCTTTTACACTCGCTGGCAATGTTAAAGTATAATTACCAGTGATTACTAAATCTACAACCATACCAGTTGATACATTAGAAAATGTAAGTGTAGTGTTTGCAGTTAATGTTTTAGTATGCACTGCTGCTGATGACCAGTCTACATCACTTGCTGATATAGTGGCTGCGGTTGTAAATTCTGTACCTAATTTTGCATAGCTTACTGCATCGTCCGCGATTTTAGCGGTTGTAATATTTGAATCAGTAATTTTTGCTGTAGTTACCGCGTCATCTATTATTTTAGCCGTAGTTACTGCATTATCAGCTATTTCTGCTGCAACTATAGCGCCATCTGCAATCTTAGCTGCTGTAATTGCACCATCTGCTATTTTAGCTGTAGTCACTGCGTCATCTGCAATACTAGATGCTGATACTGCATTATCTGCTAATACGTTTGATGTTACTTTTGTTATTGCCATTTTTGTTTAATTATTCAGTTATTAAATCCCAAGATTTGTTTTCTTCGTTCCAAATATATTCATTACCATCATTTGGGTAATTTACAGGGGGGCCCCATAGACAGCTATCTTCATTTAATACCCAACTATCATATGGTTTTGGTGGTATAAACGCGTCTTTTATGCTATCATATGTATATCCTATACCTGCATAATTTTTTCTAAATGGGGTTTCTCCATTTTTATGCGCACCTCCTATTGTATTAAATGATGTTCTTTTACAAGTTTGGCCTTTTATATTTGTATAATATAATTCCCAATCAATATTATTTTCATTTTCGTCTTTACCTACTATAACTTCAGTTACGATATTATCTACGTCTAAAAATGCATAATGTGCCATATTAACTAAAATTTATTGAATCTGTTCCCGCTGTAAATGTAGTTACTTTAAAATTACCATCTGTAGTTGTTGAACTTGTTAATCCCGCCCCAATAGAAATATTATATGAATTTGGGTATCTTAAAACTACTACACCGGATCCACCAGAACCTGTAGTCCCTCTAGCGGCTCCTCCACCACCTCCAAGATTAGCGGTCCCACTTCCTGCATTTCCAGTTGATGCTCCACCTGCACCACCTCCCCCAGTACCTCCAGAGCCTCCTGAATAAGAGTCTTTACCACCACCACCACCAGCGTAAGTTACTGAAGAACCAGTTATATTAGTGCTAACTCCGGCTCCCCCGCTACTAGCAACATTTCCTCCAACATTTGCAGCAGCAGCACCTGCACCACCACCACCACCTCCGGCATAAGGGGATACATTAACAGAATTACCCCCTTTAAACCCTTGATTAGTAGTTCCGCTACCACCGGATTTACCATTAGAAGCACCACCCCCAGATCCACCATTATTACCGTTTTGATTACTAGACGAGGTGTGTGCACCCCCACCACCACCAGCTGTAGAAGTTATAGTGCTGAAAACAGAATTCGAGCCATTATTACCATTAGTTGTAGTACCGCCTGCACCACCTGCCCCTATAGTTACTGTATAATTCGTTGAAATAGCTATATTTAGGGCTGATTCCAAAGAGCCTCCTCCTCCTGATATAGTGCCATAAGAAGTTCTTAATCCTCCGGCTCCTCCACCACCTGCTCCTCTTTGTGCAGAATAGGCATCTTTACCACCTCCTCCACCACCTGCTACAACTAAAAAATCTATTTCAAAATTAGCTGCTTTTCCATAGCTTCCAAAATTTATTCCTTGTCCAAACATATTATGTTATTTGCGCTATACTATACCAAAATTCAGTTGCACTTACACATGTAATTTGATAAAAGTTTTTAGTCGAGCTTGTATCATCATAAGTGCCTGCTAATTTATTAAACGTTCCACTTCCTCCGCCCACTGTCCAGGTATTAGCTGTATAACTACTTCCAGCTCCTGTTACAATTAATGTTTTAGTAACCCCTATTTTAGGATTTACTATATTAAATGTTGTATTCGCATTAGGTGTTAAAGTAAAAACTTGAGCCGTGTCAAAATCAATATCAACTGTTGATCCTGCGGTTAATGAGCTAGATGTTGTAAATTCGTTATCAACTTTTTCATAATTTACAGCGTCATTAGCTATTGTTAGAGTGCCAGCTGATACGGTTGCGTCGCCACTTATAGCAAGTGTTGAACCATCACCAAGTAAAGAATATATTTCATTGGTATTATCATTTACTTTATCAAAAGAAGCTCTTATTGAATCTCCTGTACCATCATTAGCAGTGGTACCTATTCCTATTGTTTGTTTTGCCATTTTTTTTAAAATTTAAAATTTAGTTTCGTCTGAAAATACATCTATTGTATCAACAGATAAAATATCTATATCAGCAGATAATCTATATAATAAACTTTGCAATGTTACCCATCGGCCTCCATTATAAAGTTCATATTTTCTTAAATCAGTATTAAACCTAGTAACGCCAACAGTAGGACTTCCTGGTCTTTCTGCTGTAGTGCCTGACTCTATTGTAGCGCTAGGTGCTGGAAAAAAATCTGTAAAATTACTCATGCTATTGTCCTATTATTACCCAACCTTGGGCTGTTCCTGAAAATATAATTTCAAAACTTGCATTTGAATCATCTAATGTTAACGTTGTATTACTACCCATTATTTTATCTGTTCCATCTGGAACTAAAGTACAAGTCTCTACTCCTGATCTATTGCTTATTTTTATTGAATTACCAACTATACCTGCTGGTAATGTTAAAGCTAAACTTGCTGTAAATACATATAATGCATTTTTTACAGCTGTTGTATTAGATGAAATTACTGAAACAGCATAATCTGGTCTTAAATTAGCTACACTTACTTCTCCAAATTGCATTACTTCAATTGTATATCCATTTTGGGGCGCTGTGCTAAATGTTAATGTTGTTCCAGCAATGCTATAGGTAGATTTATCTTGATAAACACCATTTATAAATACAAATGTATTATTTTCATCTGTAACACTTTGCGATAATGTAAATCCAGTAGTACTTCCATCCCCTGTAAACTGATTATCATTTATTGTTGATATTCCAGCTGTTTTTATATGTACAACTTCAATAGCTGCGCTTGTTGGTGGTGCTGTTGAAAATGTTATTGTACTTCCAGATACAGTATAATTATCTTTTGATTGATATACACCGTCTATATATATTTGTGTATTATTTTCATCAATTATAGTTGTTCCTGCAGTAAATGCTACAGTACTATTGTCACCTGTAAATGTATCAGTTCTAACTATACCTTGTACAGAAACAAAATGTATAATTTCTATTTCAGCCCCATTTGCAGGTGCTGTAGAAAATGTTACAGTTGAACCACTTGTGCTATAATTATCTTTGCTTTGATAAACACCATCAATATATATCTGTGTATTGTTTTCAGATGCTATTGATGATGATACAGAAAACGCAACTGTTGATCCATCTCCCGTTAATATATTTTTTTCAACTGATAATTGACTTGATCCTCCCGCTGCTGCTGCATTTTTCCAATAACTATTTGTACTATCCCAAGTTAATACTTGACCATCTGATAAGCTTGATAATGTTACATCTGATATATTACCAACTGTGTGTGATGTTGCTGTTGGTACTGAACTTGAATTACCAAGCCAAATATTGTTTTGTGCTATATTAGGTAAATCATTTGTTCTAAGAATAGATGAAACTATAATTGAACCTGCATTAGATGAATTTACTCTTGCTACTTTACCAATGTTTTGTATTAAATTGGTACCCGTAGGCTTGGTCATTGTAAGACCACCTCCAGATTTTACATAAATTGTATTATTTGAGGCAGTATTCGTGGCGTCTATTGGATCCGTAGTTAAATTCTTAAGTAAACCACCTGTTACAGCATAACCTTCACTATTGTTTGCTAAATCAGTTTCTAAAACACCCACAGCCGGCATTTTAGCAGAATTACTAGCATCTGCTGGCGCGACTTCTACTCTAAATGATGCACCAACAGTTCCAGTTACATAAACAGGTGTACCTTTTGTAATTGTACTACCTGATGTATTTTTACATTCAATTTTAACCGTTTGCCCGTCAGATATAGCGGAAAACGATAACGTTCCAGCACCATCAGTTATTATAGCCTGACTCGCTGTCCCATCCGCAGACGGAAACGTATACGAGTCGTTTATGTTTATGGTATCCCTAAACTTTACAGGCATGGGTTATATTTTAAATTTTTCTAATTAGAACTCTAATATCGTTTGTAGTTGGAGCGCTTGTAAATGCAACTGTTATATTATTAGCGTCTGTTCTTGTTATATCAGCAATTACTGTTTCGTATGATGAAGCATCGTATAATTCAACCAAAACATCTCTAGAATTTAAAGCGTGGTTAACTGTATATGATGTATTCGTTCCATCTCCAATTGATGCTTTGTATGAATCTGCTGCTGTAGCAATGTTATAATAAGTAGAACCATCATTTGTTAATTCCCAAACATCATTTGTTTCATTCCATCTTAATTCAACATTTGTTGAAGTACCTCTTTCAACTTCAATACCAGCATTTTGCGACGGCGTACCAGTTTCATTGCTATTTAAAGTAATTATATTATCAGCAAGTAATATTGTTTCTGTATTAACTGTTGTAGTTGTACCAGAAACTGTTAAATCACCTGTTACTATTAAATCATTACCAATTGTTACATCATCTGGTAAGCCAATAGTAATAGTATCACCTGATACAGATGTTTCAATTTCATTAGCTGTACCAGAAATTGTTAATGTATCTGTACCTAAAACAACACCGTCATCAGTACCTGAATCTGCTGCAATATCAAGTGTTGTTGTAATTGAAGCTGTTCCAGCTGCTGTTAAACGACCATCAGCATCTACCGTGAATGTAGGTATTGCTGAAGAAGATCCATATGATCCTGCTGTAACTGTTGTTGACGCAAGTTCGTTCGCTGTAATACCACCCGCTTTTACTCTTACTGTATCAGAGTTTATTTCAATTGTAGAATCATCTACATTTACATTAAGTGTTACAGAATCTGTATTCCCACCACCAGTTAAACCGTCACCAGCTATAACTTCTGTTATATCACCAGCGATGCTTGACCAAGCGGTTCCGTCATAAACGTATATTCTTTTATTACCAGCTGTTGAATTATAATATATCTGCCCTTCGCTTGGACTAGATGGTGCAGTACCTAATGGGTGAATCACTGCGTTTTGTAATTCATTCTGGTTTAAATTAAGATGTGTTAAATATTTTAAAGCCATTTTGTTTTTAGTTTAGATATGCTTTTCCAGAAAAAGATGCAGAAAAGTTTACTGTTAATGAATTATTGTTTGTATAAGTTATTTCTCCAACCACGTAATTATCAGCTGAATCAACAATTGTTACGGATGGAAATTTTTCCATGTTATGATTTATTGTCCAAGAATTTGATGCTGTATTCTGCGTAAATATAAACGCTTTGTCAACATCACTAGGTGCCTGAACTATACCATATACTTTACCAGCTATTAGGCTTCCATTGCCTTCGCCGAAATTTAAAGTTGCATCAAAAAATGCTGTTTCACCTGTTCTTTCTACTAAAGAAGTCAATTCATATTTACCAAAATTATTTGTATTATCTAATTGGTAAATAAATATTGATCCATCTTCAAGATATTCTAAATACTCAGTTACTACTATTCCACCGTTACTGGTTTTACATATAACTAAATTACTAATATCTGAAAATAATGTTCCATCACCACTTCCTCCTGAAAACGTTATAGTCCCAACTAATCTATTAGGTGAACTTTGCGTACTAAATAAATAAGGCAATTGACCTCCAATACCTATTTTACCTGTTTCATTAAAGTTATTGGCAATACCCTGAACAGTGAAATTTCTTGTTTTTCCTGTCAGTGTATCTGTACCAATCCACTTATCACCATCTTGTATATTGGTGTCGGTTAAATAAGTATTTATTCTAGCCATTATTTACTTATAGTTTTGAATTTTTCTGCTCCACGCGAACCAAAATAAGCCACATAAACAGTAATAAGAAGTGATTTTAATAAATCAACCCAACCACTATCAACACTAAATTCCAAGCCTGTTGAGTCTATAAATATCAATAAGACCATCGCGACTGTTAAAAAAATCAGTGTCAAAGGTCTTGTGTTTTTCGAAAGCCATGAATCAGATTGCATATCCGCCTGCCACCTTTTAGATACCTCTTGCATTTCTACAGTATCTTGGTGCAGTAAAGCTAATGCTTTTTCTTTGTCTTCCGCTGGTAATACAGGGTCTTTTTTGATTAGATTTTTAACTAATCCCATTACACCCTTATCAGGCAGGACGTCGCCTAAACTACCTATTATGTTTGATCCAGCACCTGCTAAAAACTTTCCAACTGCTGTATCTTTTAATTTTTTTCTATTTTTTGACATTAGCTTTTCTACCAGCTCTTTTGCCTTTTAAAGATTTCGGTAAATCTTCTAATTGATTACCAACTTCTTTGATTGATGCTGCTACGTCCTTTAATTCAGCTTTTAATCTATTTAATTTGTTTACAGCATTAGCTTGAACTTCTTCAACTTTTGCTTCAACTGAATCCGCGATAAAATCGCCATCTGCATCTTTAATTTTTCCTGAATGAAGCATAATCAAATAAACTATTGCTATTGCTTCTAATATTGCAATTATAATTAAAATATTCATATTATTTATTTTTGTATGGAAACAATTTATTTAAAGCATCTTTTCTGCCTTCACATCCGCAAGGTATATTTAAGCCTTTGGATATAGTATCAACCATACTTTTGATACCTGTTTTTTTTGTAACTTTTTCAATTGAGTCACCTAATCCTTTTGATTTCATATTATTATTGGTATCTATCTACTAACTCTTGAATGTCTTCAAGTTTAGCTTCTATTTTCATACTTAACCCCGCTTCTAATCTTGCTATTGGCTTTCCGTTTCTAAAAATAATTATTACTGGAACTGATTTTATGCTATTTTGCAACTCTTCACCTTGCTCTTCAACAAATGCTTTTGAGACATTAGCGCGTTTAATGGATTGAAGTTTTGAATAATCATTTTTTTGATTCCATTTATAATTAAAATGAACTACACTTATATCTTGTGAATAAACGCTAAACGATAACAAAAATAATAATATTGTAATAAATTTTTTCATATTATTTTTTAATAATTTCATATAACTTTTCATCTATTTTATCAAGCTTATCTGAATTCGCATTTACTTTTTCTTCAGTAGAAATAATTGTTTCACGAATTAATTGATCCTTAAGATCATATTCTGTTCTTGATACTGGTGGCTCGGGCAATTCCTTAGCGAGCTGTATGTCTGCTTGCAAAGAATACCACATACCAACTACTGTTACAACAACAGCACCAATCGTTATAAGGGTTTCTACGCTAACGTTAAATTTAGATTTTTTAATTTTTTCAATATCTAATTCGCTCATTATTTTTTCTTTTTCTTTTTAGATTTACGAAATTTCGCAAAATCTGATTTGGTTAGTTTATCATAAGGAGGTGTTATCTTAGCAACCTTACTTAAGAATTTATTTTTTTTCATATTAACAATTCCATCTACGTCTTGCAGCTCTGCCCCTTTCAGATGTCCACCCTTTTGATCTTGCGCAAAACGATTTTCTTCTTTTAGCAGCTTTGCTCCCTTTTTTTAATTTAGACGGTGGCGTAGTTACCGCTGTTTTTAATTTACTCCCTGGATTATCACGTCTGTATTTAGCAACACCCTTTTTAGACATACCTCCTCCTGCTTTGGCACCGGTACCTGTTTTATTCGCTTTATTATAATAACCTAAAGATTTTTTTCTTGAGGGTGCGTTTTTACTTGGCATAGTTGCTTTTTCTTTTTTTCATCTTAGGGCTTTTCTTGTAGGCTTTCTTAACTTTAAGGCCTCCTCCTTTTTTTGATTTTCCTGGCATGTTATATAAGTATTAGTATCAGGGTCATAACCCAAATTATTATTAAATCTTTCATCTCTGTGGATCTTTTAACATATCATCTATAGCTTTATTAAAAACTTTATCAGTATATGTTTTATTTTTATAAAAGACATTTTGTTGTGACACAGGAATATCTTCCTTGCCTAACAAGATATTATAAATTCTTGTAATAAGTCTTTTAGTTTTAAATGAAGTTTGGAATATAGAATATTTAATTGTAGTGCGGTTACGGTGTCTCCATACATCAATCCAGCCGTTTTTTCGTAGTCTTTCCCAACGTGCTTTATCCCAACTCATGAGGTATGTACCGTTAATGTAATCATTACGCGTAAATCTTCCAATGCAATCAAAATGAATGAGTAATTCTAAATCTGCATCTGTGAGTCCGTGTGTTTTACAAGCCCACTTTCTAACCAACCTATAGTATTTAAAAAGCTGCAGGTCCCTTAAGTCCGATGCCTCTAGTCTCATTCTACAATTACAACGTCGTTTTGTTTTATAACAATATACGTTTTTCCGTCAAATATTATATCGTGCCCGGCGTGCCTATCATAATGTATAATATCACAACATTTAATAGCTTCAGTTTTTTCACCAACACTCACAACTTCACCTTTTAAATATCTGAATTCAGCTTTATCATCTTGCATAATAAAACCAGATTCGGTTTTCTTTTCTTCTTTGATAGGTGTTATGATTATGTAATTATTTACTGCTTTCATTTATTCTTATATTTGAAATTACACAATCAGCTGAAAGAATTGTTAGCGCTACAGACACTGCATTTATTAATGCTGTTTTAGTAACCAGTACTGGATCTATAATTCCTTCTTTTACTAAATCAACTCCTTTGCCTGTTACAACATTTATCCCCCAACCGTCATCAAAGTTTGGGCCGTAATTAATACCTGCATTGGAAAGTATTGTTTTATATGGTGCTTTTATAGCTTCATATAATATTTTTTCCGCTGTACTTACAGCCTCTATATTAGTTGATGCGTTATGCAAAGCAATACCAGCACCTGGAACTATACCTTCTCTTAATGCTGCTTTTGTTGCGTGTATTGCATCATCAACTCTATCTTTCTTTTCTTTTAGCTCAACTTTGCTGTTTGCACCAACTTTTATAATACCAACAGCCCCAGATAGCATCGCAAGTCTTTGTTCTAACTTTTCTTTAATAAAACCGTTCTGTTCTTCTTTAATCTTTTTCTTAACGGTTTTTACTCTTTCTTTTGCCGCTTGCGGCAATTTTTTTATAGTAATAACGGTGTTTTTATCATCTGTAAGACATTTTATAGCTTCACCTAAGCAATCAGGTTGAATGAGATCTAAATCATCCCCTAAATCCTCTGAAATAATTTTTGCTCCGGTTATTGTCGCTAAATCTTCTAGTGTATCGTGCTTGGTTGCTCCAAACCCGGGTACGTCTACGACGTTAACCTTTATATTGCCCTTTACTTTATTCATTATAAGCGCAGACAAAGGCTGTTGATCTAGCTGTGCTACAACCAGCAAACTTCTCTTTTCTCTTATAACGTGTTCAAGTATTGCTTGTATCTTTCTTATGTTAGGGACCTCAGATGCTACAATCAGTACGTATGGGTTATCTAGTTCTGATTTGCTTTTATCATCGTCGGTAGCAAGGTGCTGCGATTTAAGGCCTGAATCGAATTGTACTCCATCTACGATTTCAACGTACGTTTTCTCGTCGTCAGACTCTTCCATCAGTACAACACCGTCACTGCCAACGTTGTTATATGCGTCAGCAATTATCCCACCTAATTCCTTGTCATTATTAGCCGAGATAGTTGCGACACTGTTTAGCATATTATCTTTTACCTCTATCTTTACTTTATCTAAGTATGTAAGTACTTTATTCTTCGCTTCTTCTACATCCTTTTTTATTGTTCTTAAATCTACGGAAGAATCTAAAGCATTCTTTAAGATGGCTGAAGCCAGCACGGTTGAGGTTGTGGTACCGTCACCGGCTTCTTTTACTGTTTTTTGGGCTGCTTCTTTGATCAGTCTTGCGCCTATGTTTTCCACAGGGTCCAGCAGCACTACGGAGTTTGCAACAGTTACACCATCTTTGGTGATCACCGGTTTCCCCATTGCATCTTCATAGATGACACATTTACCCGATGCACCTAAAGTTGTTTCTACGGCGTCAGTCAATTTTGTGACACCTTTCATTATTTTATTTTTAGCACTTGATCCAAATGCTAAATCTTTTACTATCTCACTAGGGTGATTGTATTCCATTTAATTAAATTTTTGTAGTGGTTACTAAAATGTTTTTATTACCTTTGGCCCTTTTAAGAAATCCAGTCTTTTCTGATAGTGATCTATAGATGCATCAATTGCAGCCTCACATGATTCAACTGTTTCTCTTCTTGTTACTCCGGTGTATCTGCAATCGCAGTTTTCTTTATCAGGGTCGCAATCACAAGGATCAGCACATTCGGCTTGGTAATATCCATTTGGTAATTGAGTTATTCTCCAATTCTTCTTATTGGCTAAGTGCTCCCATTGTTTTTTGTTAGCCTCTACTACTTGGGAGTCATTAGTGGTTGAGGTTTTGTAATAAAAATATGTCATGGTATTTATGTTTACATGGTTAATATTAAAGACTATTTGGTATTGTTTGTAGTCTTCGTTTTTGATCTGTTCTTTTTAACAGATATGAAACGCTTAGTATTGTGGTCGTAATCTTTGCCCTTAATATTCTTCCCAGCTTTGATAGCGGCTCTCCTTTTTCTTTGGTTCTCCGCTTTCATCTTACGTCTCCTGGGTGTTAGGGCATATTCAAGATCTCGCTTGCGTTTTGCTAGCAGCGCCTTTCTACTAAGTTTTTGTTTCATAATATATTAATTACGCCGTTAAAAAATTTTTTAATGTGACGATTGAACCCTACTAATATTATTATACAACCTATTGTCGCATTAGATGTATAGAGGTTTTGGATTATATACGTATTTTACACGACACCGCCTCATACCGGAACGACTTTTTTTACCCCCACGGGGCCCTGTTTTGCGTGATTCCCTGTGAAAGTTTCAGCTTTTAGCTGCGTGCTACTGCGTGCTGTGACTACTACCCGGTGCCATGTGCCCGTTTCGCGTTTGCGTGTTGCGCGTTCGTACGCCGAGGGCACGGTGTTCTCTGGATAATAATCGTATAACATTAACACTAACACTATGGAAGAACACGATATAGACGCACTGATCGACTCGGTTTACGGGAACGATCACCTGTACGGGTCGGACGATTAACGTTCGGCTCGGGGCTTCGGCCCGGATGCTATATGCTATACGTAGTAGATACGACTTCATTTTGATAATACATATGAACTTTAAAATTAATATTATGCAAACAATTAAATATAATAAATCAAAACAACAATACATAATTTCAACTTTATCTAAAAATAAACAAATAATAAATCTTGAAATCTTAACTAAACTTTGCAACAAAACTCAAAGCTTACTTAAACTAAATAACAACTGGCAAACAACATCATTCTTGCCTAACTATGTCAAAATTAACAATGACTATTACTTACAAGAATTTGACTTTGACTATGTTGATTAATTAAAGTTCGGTTCATGAACAACAGCGCGTGCTACGGTACTAAGGTGCGGGTTCGACTCCCGCCACGCGTTCTAACTTAAAAACAATTATTATGACTAAATTAGAAAAACTTCGTAAAAAAGTAAAAACACAAAACACGTGGACTAACAAACGTATCACGTTCGGAACTACGGATAAGATTAAATCCAGTACGAAACCGAGTTACAGCCGAAACGCGCTGTGGACGTATCACGGTAACAAGGAGTATTACTCACACTGTAAGTGGGAAGGACTCAGAGAAGCGTAAATGCTATACGTCATTACTACGATGACTTAATGAT